AGGTGATAAAGAGATTGACATTATTCGGTAATCGTGTTAGCATAAATACTCTAATAATTAAATGGAGTGTTAGATGGCTGGTAATGCAATTGAAACCAAAAAACAGGAAAATGGATCAAAAGTCTATTTTGAACTATACATAGAAAACGGTGTAAAAGATTTCGCCACTCTAGCAAAGGCTGTTAAAAAGGTTTATCCAAATGTGAATAATGAATGGATGGAATCTTATCAAAAACAAGCTGAAGCCTTAAAAGAGTTTCTTGGTAGAAATAAAGGTTATGAATATTCTCGTGATGAAAAAGAAGGGTTTATGGTCTTTATTGAAACAATTGCAAAAAAGAAATGCGGAGTATCTATCAAAGACCGCTGGGATCCTGCTGACATATACATGGTTCGTAGTAAAAAGAAAAAAGCCATCATGGCTAGAATAACAGAATTAACTGAAGGTTCAAACGCAGATACGAATCTATTAGCATTAAATGACTATATGAGAGGTCTTCTTGCTGAATTTGACCTATTACCAGTATCATTAAAAGCTATTAAGAAAAGCACTAAAACTGCTAGAGTAGAACCTGCAAATGCTGGCGGTAAAGGTAAAACAGTTAAGTTTAAACTTGTTCCGGGTTCTTGTAGATGTCTATTAGATTTTGGACATAAAAACGATTATGAATTTGATACTGGTGAATTTGCTTTTGACTTTCAAGCTGGTGATGAAGAAATTCATGGACAAGCTCGTAACTTCCAATATTCGGTTGCTCGTAATTTGGTGCAAACTGATTTGACACCAAAAGGCCGCTCAGGTGGCGCTAAACTTGGTAAAGTATCATCTGAAGCTTTAGATTCTTTTTTATCTAAGCTTAGATTAGATAGACCAGCATCAGCATCAAAAGATCCAAATATTGATGCTCCCGGTGAATGGACTCAAAAGAATATTGATTACTGGATTAAATTTATTAAGGCTTTATCAAAGAAAAAGATTGCTGGAAAACCTATAGATTTAGGTAAATTAAAAGTTATGATGAAGAATAAAGAAACAGAAGGCGCTGAAGAAGTAATTAAGAACGCTATTATTTCAGAAGGCAAAACTAGAAGTTCAGCTGGTAGATTTTCATCCAAACTTATTGGTTTAAGATGGGCAGATACTTGGGTTAAAATTGAAGAAGCTGGTAAATTAGATGAATGGTTAAAAACATTATACTATGGTGCCAAAAAAGAATTTGGCGGAAAAAACGGTCCATTTTTAAAGATATATTAAAATGAAATTCACAGAATACCTAGAAGAATCAAAAGAAAACAAAAATGTCCATCTTGAGCATATTGAAGATGAGGTATTAAATCGTGGTGTAGCCGGCACACGAGATGCTATTAACTTTCTCCAAGCATTACGAGATATGTTGGCGGGTCATGCTGAATCAAAAGTCAATGTCACAACAAAATGGGACGGCGCACCTGCGGTATTTTGTGGTATTAATCCAGAGAATGGTAAATTCTTTGTAGGAACTAAAGGTGTTTTTGCGAAGAATGCTAAATTAAATTATACCGATAAAGATGTTGACAACAATCACCCAGCTGAAGGTCTTAATAAGAAACTTAAAGTCGCGTTAAGATATTTACCAAAACTTGGTATCAAAGGTGTTTTACAAGGTGACATGATGTTTACCAAAGGTGATTTACAAAACGAAATCATTGACGGCACCGATTACATTACATTTCAACCCAATACAATTGTATATGCTGTTCCTGTTGATTCTAAATTATCACAGATGATGAGAGCTGCACAAATTGGCGTGGTATTTCACACATCATACACAGGTAAAACATTAGAAGATATGAAAGCTTCATTCAATATTGACATCAATAATTTAGCTACAACTAAAGATGTTTGGTTTCGCGATGCCTCTTTTGTAGATGCCTCAGGCACTGCCACATTTACTGAACAAGAAACAAAACAAATTACAAATATTCTATCTGATATAGGCAATCTATTCAGAGGAATTAATCCTGTGGTGCTAAATAGAATAGCAACAACAGAAACCATTAGAACACAAATTAAAACATTTAACAATTCTAAAGTTCGTGCAGGTCAAGTTATTGGCGATACATTCAAACATGTTCGTGAATTAACTCGTTCTATTGAAGATAAGTTAAATAAAGAAATACTTTCTGCTAAATTGGATAAAACTAAACAAAAAAGAATAGCAGAGAAATCGGAGTTAATGCGATTCTATCGTAATAATGCACCAGAATTAAAAAAGATATTTGATATTCAAAACGGATTAGTAGAAGCTAAATCTATGGTTATTAAAAAGCTACAACAGATTCGTCAGGTCACAGGAACATTCCTCAAAACTGATAATGGTTTTAAAATTACAAACGCGGAAGGATTTGTGGCCGTGGACAAATTAAAAGGTAACGCAGTTAAACTGGTTGACCGATTAGAATTTAGTCAAGCAAACTTTAACGCTCAAAAGGCATGGGACAAATAAAATGGCATACGACTTAAACAAAATACTTTTAGAATATGGTGACAATGATTTTGGTTTTACAGCTGTAGATGAAGCAGAATACAATGCTGTAATCGCACAAAAAGATGAAACAGTTGAAGAATATAAATCAAGACTTCAACAAGTAGAAAAGATTGTAATGCCTCTTTTAATTAATTTATTAAAGACCGCAGACCAACCAATCATTAAATGGCCTAACCGTAAACCAATTTTAGAAGCACAGATTCAAAAGATTGTTACTTTAACCAGAGATTAGAATGAAATCATTTCGCAACTTTATTACCGAAGAATTCAAAGATGGTGGTTTAACCATATTTGACATTGATGATACTTTGTTTAAAACAACAGCTCGTGTCACAGTTAAAAAAGGTAATAAGATTGTTAAAAAACTTGCACCACATTCATATAATACCTATGATTTAAAAGATGGTGAAGAATTTGATTTCAAAGAATTCCGTGATGCAGAAAAGTTCTATAATGAATCTAAACCTATCAAAGGTATGATGGCAAAGGCCAAAGCGATTCTAAAGAATACACTCAATTCAGAATTAAGTCGGGTTATCATTGTAACAGCACGAGATGACTTTGATGACCGTGAAAAGTTTTTAGATACATTCCGTAAATATGGTTTTGATATTGATAAGGTTCGTGTTGAAAGAGCAGGTAAGATTAAAGATATTCGTAGCACAGCTATTTCAAAAATGGTCATTATCCGAAACTATCTAAATACCAAACAGTTTTCAAGAGCAAGGTTATTTGATGATTCAACTGAAAACCTAAAGATGTTTTTACATTTACAAAAAGAGTTTAAAGAAATTAAATTTGAAGCATTTTTTGTTAAAGAAGATGGTTCAATAAGGACATTTAAGTAATGCTCAAACAAGTCAATGGTCGCTGGGCACTGGTATCAAAAAATACACAAAGACCTTTGGCTTATTATAAAGGCGAAGGCAAACCATCTGACGAATGGGTTGCTAAACACGAAAGAAGAATACAATTTTTTAAGAGTGGCATGAGTGAGGCTGTAAATAATAAGCCTGATATTCTTCCTAAATCTGGTGGTGGCCAAGATGGCACAGATATATTAAGAAAATCATATCAAAAAGATACGCCCGGTCAATCTAAAATTATAGGATTTAAGCAATACCGCAAGACTAAATAAAATATATTATTGGAGTTATTATGAAAGACATGGTGATTGGTTGCATTACAGGTTATGATTTTGAGAAAATCAAACCTTGGGTTAATTCATTAGATACTTGTGGCTTTACTGGCACTAAGGCCATGATTTGTTACAATGTTGATTATGGAACAACTGAAGAGCTAGTCAAGCGTGGCTACACTATTTTTGCATTTAAGAAAAATGATGAAGCTAAACGATTTGAATACAAAGATAATTTCTCCATCGTTGTTGAACGATTCTACCATCTCTGGTACTTTTTAAAAGGTTTTAAAGGTCAATATCGCAACATCATTACAACCGATGTGAAAGATGTAATTTTTCAAACAAATCCATCCCTATTTTTAGAACGAGTTATCAAAGACGGCAAAAAGATTAATGTTGCCTGTGAATCAATTCGTTATAAAGATGAAAATTGGGGCGACAACAATTTACTTAAATCTTTTGGTCCATTAATTCACGAGCATAATCGTGATAATCTAATCTATAACGCTGGTACAATCTCTGGTGATTTTGATACCATGCTTGATGTTTTTCTAAACATCTATCTATTGTGCAATGGTTCAAATCCATTTACTGAAGGTGGTGGTGGACCAGACCAAGCTGCATTGAATATTTTATTACAATTAGAGCCATATAAATCAATCACCAATTTTGCCATGAGTGAAGATGGATATGCTGCTCAATTAGGTACCACAGGTCCACAAATACAAAATAAATATGGTGATAAAGTGGTAGAAAAAACACCAATTTTAGTAGATAACCTGGTTTGCACTAGCAACGAACAGGTGTTCTCCTTAGTTCATCAATATGATAGAGTACCTGAATGGAAACAATTGATTGAGGAAAAATATGCGTAACATTATCTTCGTACCTGTAGGCCAAGAAT